CATTTCAACAACAAGTTGCTTCAACTTCTGTTATAGCTCTTGCGGGTTCAGATTTAAGTCTAACTTCTCAAACTATTCGACTTAATGCTCTTCCCGATCGAATTTATATTGGTGTTCGTCGAACTCTAACATCTCGAAATAATAATCTTCAAGGTGCAGGCGGAACTCGCCTTCTTAATGATGATGTTTGTTTATCATTTTTGGGTATTGATGGAAATATTCAAGAGCAAGGGCGCTTTTTAGTACAAATCGGAACAAAAGGTAGCGCATTTAACAATATGTCTGTCCAACAGCTTTGGGAAATGTCACACCGAAACGGAAATAATCAATCTTTCCATGATTGGGCTCTTGGAAGTGGTGGTTATATGTGTTTTTCCCCTACTGACGATATAGGCCTTGATTTACCATCAGACACAGTTGTTGGTGAACCCGCAAATATCAATTTCAGAGTTCAAGTCAAAGTTTCAATTGTAAATCTTTTGGCTAGTAATGTATTTGGTGGTGCGGGAACCGTTGCGGCAATGTTAGAAGATTTAGCAGCAAATCTTGAATTCATTATCTTGCCCCAGTACTCGGGCCAAGCGATTGTCCCCGCGCGTGGCGCATGTAATTATATGATTGGTTCAGTTACAGCGGAAGATGTAAGAAAAGCTTCAACAGTTCCAGCAATTCATGAGGAAGGTCTCGGACTTAATATGACCGGTAGCGGTCTATTTAGCGGTAAACACGCTAACCTCGTTAAAAAGGCAGTAAACAAAGGTGTTGAATTTTTAGGTTCTGATGCAGGTAAAAAGGTACTCGGACATCTTGCAAAATGGACATCTTAAATAAATAATTGAATAAATAAATTAAAAAATAAATATTAATATTTAAATTAAAATATTAATATAGTATATATATAATATGACAGCATTTTCTGAATACGTGAAACAAAATTATGAATCGGTAAAACATTTACCAGCAAAAGAAAGACTAGGTGCATTAGGACAAAAATATAGAAACACATCTGAAACAGTTTCTGTTAAACCAAAAGGTCGCCCTTCTAAAAAATCATTATCTGGTGGTCATGTTACAGGAGCAGGAGTTACAGGAGCGGGAATAACAGCGGGAAATATTACAGCGGGAAATATAGGTGTAACAGGTGGAAATGGAAAATATGCTTTGGATCTAGATGCTTTTGGGGGTATGTATTAAATTATTTTATTAATATAATAAATTTGTCATATTAATATATATATGCTTACTTTCAAAAAAGATAAAAATAAAATCGTGGCTAATGTTGTCGAAGGTAAAAAGACAACATCGATATACATTAAAGAAACTTTCGATAATAAAGAAAAACCGCAAATAGAAACATCTGATGAAAATAAAAAAGAAGTATTTCAAGATTATTTGTCAAATTTAAAACGTCCAATTTCAAAAAAAGAAAAAGATTTATTAATAATATGTTATGACGATAACACAGAAGCGGATAAATTAAATGGAAAATTATATAAAATATTTGAAGATGGTTTAGAATTTGTAAATAATTCTTTAAAAAAATATTTAAATTTTAAATCAAATATTGTTTATCCAAAAATAAATACAGATTATTTTTCGTGTTTTGTTTCTGGAATGAGTGGAAGCGGTAAATCTTATTATATATCTGAATTTATTTATAATAATCGTGATTTAATACCAAAAGGAGCGGGAATATTTTTAATAGGACCATGTGATAATGATGAATCATTTAAAAAGATTTTCAAAAATTTAATTTATATTGATATTCCAGCATATGAAAAAGAAAATAAAGAGGATTTTAATATTAAATCAATTCCCATAGGTTCTGTTATTATTTTCGATGATACCGAAGCTATGGCAAATAATAAATATGTCGAGTCAATAAGAGATAAAATGTTGGCAGATTATAGAAAACGCAAACTAAAAATATTAAGCGTGTCGCATGTGGCTTTAGATGCCAAAAAAACATCAAAAGTTATTCTCGAATCACAATATTTTATTGTATTTAAAAATAATTGGATGCATGCATCAAATCTATTATCTACATATGCCGGATTAAAGCAATCACAATTAGATTTATTATATTCACAAAATACAAGAGGTTATTTTATATGTAAAACATCGCCTATGTATTGTGTAACAGATTGTTCAATTTTATTACTAAATTAAAATTAATATATAATTATTAATTTAAATTCTTTGTATATTAATATATACAATGTCGCGATATTATCCAGTATCTACAAAATCTAAAGCGAAAAGCGCTAAAGAATTTAATGAAAAATTAAAAAAATTAGTGAAACCGAAATCATATTCTTTAAAAACACCAAAAGAAATTGAAGAACAAGGGTTATCTTTTTCTGAAGTTTTGGCGAAAAGAGAAGTTGAAAAAATGAATGAAGAAGCACGAAAAGCATCTGAATTAAAATATATTAAACCAGTTTCAACTCTTGAAAAGACACAACAAGATAGATTAAAAAAATTACAAGATGCATTGAAAGAAAATAAATTAGAAGGTGATAAACTTGAAATTAAATTAAAACAATATGACAGAGATTATATCGATGAATTAGAACCCGCAAAATATGAAAAAGTTCATAATGCTTTACTACAAAATAAAGATAATCGCAAAGATTTAATGGAAAAAATTAAAAAAACTCTTAATTTTAACAAAGAAATTGAAAAGAAACAAAGCACTGAAAAAGTTTTTGAAGAAATAAATAAACTTTGGGAAAAATACCCCGATTTAAAACGGGAAGGAACACTTGAAGATAATACGAGACTTCGAGATATTGAACGCGATGTGGGTAACTCGCGATTAAAAGAATATGCTTATTTATTAAAAGAAATAAAAGATAAAAAAATTCCAGCAGTTGTTAAAGTATTGTCACCTTCAGAAAGAGCCGTAGAACGATTAGAAAAAAGCCGTGTTCGCAAACTAAATAGACAAGCTATTATGAAAAATGAAGAACTCAAGAACGGCAAAAAAGAACTGATGACCGAAGCAGAAATTAATGATACATTAAGAGATATTTCGAGATTGCCAGATTTTAAAACTGTTCATGAAATTTTTGGTGAATTAACAAATTCTTATAAAAAAGGTGAAATTCGCGATATGTTGTTCGTTAAATTTAAGCGAGCCGTAGATGAGCGCGAACAACAGTTAATTAATACGATTTCAACTTTTGATTTGGATAAAGTAAATAGATTAATAGAAGAAAACGAACTTGAATATAAAAATAAACAAATCGACAGTATGACTTATAATAAAATTAGAAATCCATTATTTAAACGTAAAGGAGAAATCGAAAAAGAAAGAGATGATGAGGAAAAACTAATGAATGCACAAATAGAAAAGGATAGATTAGATAGAGAAAATTTAAGACTAGCCAGAAAAAAAGAACGTAAAAATTTTCGTGTCCTTTCTAAAAAAGATAGACAGCGATTTACAAGGGAATTTGATATAACAGATTATGAACCTGAAAAATCAGAAAAAAAATCAAACAGAGATAAACGACATCAAAAAAAAATAGAAGCAGAACCCATGCCTGAAGAACATGAAGATGATGAAGAAGAAGAGGAAATGCCCCAAGGTTTTGGTTTATATCCAAAAAAACGTCATGATGTTGTCATGTCTGAAATTTCAAAACATTATTCAAATCCGAAGTTACAAGGATTTATTTATGGATTGTCACAACATCCTAAAAATCCAAAAAAAACATTAAAAGGACGTGTAAACCATGCCATTAAAGCTATTAAAAAGGGTAAATTAAAAGGTGGAAAATTACACATTAAATTTTAAATATAATTGTATTAATATATAGATGTCATTTGAAGAAATTGTAAAATGGAATATATTACAGCCATTAAGTGGTGAAAATATAAAAGAGTTAATAGGAAAACCTCCAACACCCTTTTCATCTTTAAAAAATTATAAAACATTAAATCAAGTTTTAGGAAAAGAAGGTTATACAGTTATTTTTTATGAAAATTCACAATATAGTGGTCATTATGTAGCTTTATTTAATGATAGTAATGGGCAATTAAATTATATGGATCCATACGGATTTGAACCTTTAGTAGTAAAATCGAAAGTACATTATGACGAAAATTTACCAAATTATTTAACAGATTTAATAAAAGCAAGTGGTAGAAATATAATTATTTCAAAAACAGATTATCAAGCTAAAATCGCGGGTGTGGCAGATTGTGGCAGACATTCTTGTTGTAGGATTAAATTATTACATTTATCAAATAAACAATATGAAACATTATTATTATCATCTAAAATACCTATATTAAAACCTGATTTTATTGTGACAGCGATGACTTTATTAGGTTTACAAGGTGATATTTTAAAATTTTATAATAAATAAATAAATTAATAATTATATATAGTTATTAATATATATAGAATATGTCTAAAACAAGAGCAGAATATCAAAAAGAATATAGAGAAAATAAAAAATTATCTAATCCCGATTATTTATTATTAGAAAATGAAAAAAAGAAATTATATAGACATAAAAAAAGAGAACATAAAATAATTTATAAAAACTCATTAATAGATTTATTTGATAATATGAAAACCCCTAAAGGAAATAAATATTCAAATATAACTATTACAAATTATGTTTCTAAAATAAATAAGATATTAAAATTACTTGGTAAAACTGATTTTAATATTGATTATTTTTTAGATGTTGATAAAGTAATTGGTGAATTAAAAAAAGTAAAATATAAAAATTTAAAAGATTACATAACGCCTATTGTATTATTGTTAAAAGCTAATAATGCATCAACTAATACTATTTCTCAATATCATGAATATATGAATACGGAAAAACAAAAAGAAGATGAAGAACGAGGAAATAATAAACTCGACAAAGATGATAAAGATAATTTCTTATCGATGCCAGTAATTAAAAAATTAATTAATTCATACGATGTTATTAATGGTGATGATATTAATAATGACAAGTTATTATATAAATTAATAGTTAGTTTTTATTTTGAAAATACTAATAATTTAATTCCCAGAAATGATTTAAATATTTTGAAATTAATTTCAACAAATAAAATTAAAAATATGAATGATGAATTTAATTATATAGTTATGGATAAAAAAAAACCAAAATATATTATTTTAAATAATTATAAAACAAAAACTACATACGGTTCTAAACAAAAATTTAATATATCTAATGAACTATCTGATTTATTAGAAGCATATATTACATTAAATAAAAAAGAGAATGGTGATTATTTATTTACAAATGACAAAAATGAGCCCTATTCAAAAAATGAATTTTTAAAACTAATAAATAAATCTATGCTAGCAGTTCTTAAAAAACCTATTTCGATCGATTTAGTTAGAAGTATAGTTATTACAGATTATTACAAAACACCTAAATCAATAAATGACAAAAAAGAATTTCATAAACGTTTATTACATTCTTCAAAAGTTGGAGAAGAATATATAATAATTGAATAAATAAAATATGTTTCAATAATATATGAATAATGTTTATACACGTTACGGTATGGGGTTAAAAACAACTGCACCTAAAAAAAAAAGTAATCGTAAAATAAAAGGAGGAGATTTAAATGAACATAATCAACCTTATAAAGATTATTTGGATACTCACCCTAATCCTTTTGATGAATACGCAAAAAAAAATAAAGCGTTGTCAGATGAAGCAAATTCAATTGACCCTAATTTTTTAAAAAATTCTGGAAATTTACAAGAATTAACCGAATTAAATAATCGATTGAAATCATTGACAGATAAACCATCTGGATATAATTATACCCCTTCTGAAAAAAAACAAATAAAAGATTTAGGAACTAAAATAAGAACCTTAAATTTAAAAAGAAGTAACACATCTCAAATATCACCACAATTAAAAAAAATATATGATGAAATGGTTTTAAATTTAAAAGAATGGAAAGAATTTAAAAGAGGATATGATGATTGTATAAATGCATATGTAAAAGATGGTTCGGCGTCATTATGGCAAAGATTAGACATTGACGCCATACCACAAGACACGCCATATAATAGAGGACGTTATTATGCCGCTATTACTTTGAGGGCTGGCTGGGCATATACTGATTATTCAAAAAGCAAATGGGAACAGGCGTTTGATGTTGCCAAAGATTCATTATCATTTGGTATAACTATAGCTTCTCATCTTGTTTAACGTGTCCAATCAATAAAATCTTGCGGCATTGAAAACATAATATGATATGTTAAATGTGTTCGATCCATATCTTCAAAATCTTTTATTAATAATAACTCTCTAACTAATTTTTTATTTCCTTTAATTACAGGAACACATAAACCGTCTTTATCTTTTATAGCTGTTATGTTTTTATCTTCTATTCTTACATCGATTACTTTTTTAAATTCTCTATTATAAAGTTTAATAACGTTACGTAAATGTGTAATCGGTAATGAATCTAATTTATCCTTTTTTTCTTGATATTCTAATTTTTTAGTTGACATTATTTTCTATATAATAGTCTAATAAAATAATTTTTTATATATATTTAAATATAATTTAGCAAAGACATATAAATATATACGTAAAACGGACATAAAAGCGCAAATAAGACAGAAAATTATATAACGTTATATAATTTTCTGTCTTATTTGCGCTTTTATGTCCGTTTTACGTATATATTTATATGTCT